GAAAACAAACTAGCAGATGTTTTACCAGCTTTTTGAACAGCACAAGTAATTAATTTTAAGAGATGACCGCGCTTCATAAAAGCTCGTATTAAAAGTAGTCCAGCCCCAAGAAAAATAGCAACAATTAGTCCGGCACCAATAACTACCCATCCAGCGCCCCCATAATTGATGGTATCCGCTTGAACGCTTTTCCGCCAGACGGATAATTCCTCGGCAAGCTGCGTTGTCTGCTCGATCTTGTTGTTGATCTCGTCTATCTGTTTCGCAACAACGGTGTTGTCTGCTTTTTGGTCAACGATCTTCTCAAGCTGACCCATATTGTTCTTAATCCCTTGAACATCTGTTTTGACGGCCTCTGGAGATACGCACCCACCAAAGATATATAAGCTTAACATCAATAATGTTATTATTGCTGTTGTTTTAATTTTTTGCGGTACTGTTTTCTTTGTTTTTTGGAACATTTTTTGTTGTTTCTTTTTTCAAAAACTTCATTTACCAAAGCATCTGCTAGTTTGTTTTCTCGTCTTGGCACCCATTTGATTGTATAGCTCTTAAATTGTTTTAATAATTTAATAACATGATCCCTATGCAATCTTAATTCTAATTTATTAACTCTAAAAGCGCCAGTTACCTGTTTTATAATTAGTTGACTATCTCCGATAATATGAATTGTATCAACTCCATATTTAATACTTCCTTGCAAACCAGCAATTAGCGCTCTGTATTCACTAATATTAGATGTTCCTGTGCCACAAGTCTTATTGCCAGACGCCAAAATATTAGTTTCGTCATTAGGGCTAAGAAGAACCCAGCCGTATGCCATAGTTCCTTGTCTTATACCTCCATCAAAATATAGAGTAGCTTCCATTAAAAAGGTGTCTCACTTTCTCCGATTTCGGTCTTGGCTCCATCGCATATATCTCTAAAAAAGCAACGTTGACAAGCATGTTCATTGTCGGTTTTTGTAAAGTAAGAAGGATTATCTTTATTATTATGGGCCTGTAAAAGTAGAGGATATTCACTGCGAATAATTCCAGCTTGTCGCTTTATATGCTGCATATCAACTTCTAGGTGTGGTGTTGCTTGTTCGCCAATTTCGGCGTAGGCTGCTAAGTAGACTGGAATAATAACAATATCGTTTGGTTTCTTTGCCCATCCCTGTTTTAGTGCATACATAGCATAAGTGATTAATTGATCAATAACACTATCGCTTACACGACCAGTTTTCCAATCAAGCAGGTAAACCTTTCCTCGATATCGAAAACCACAGTCAATCTTAACTGTTACTTCCTCTCCGGTGTTGAGTTGGAATTTCTGGAAATCTTCTAGTGTGAGCCAATCTTCTTTTTTTAATCCTTGTATAATAGATAACAATGGGCAATCATAAAACGCTTTCAGAGATGCTAGAACCTTACGTTTGTAATTATCAAGACGGTCTTTTGGAATTTCTTCTTGGTAGAAATGTTCGGCAAGATTGACATTTTGTTTTGGACTCATCTGCCATCTTTTTTCGATAGATTGCTTCCAGCCTTTTCGCAATAATTGTACGGCATGATTTTGTGCTGTGTCGACATTCCACCAAAGATCAGTTGATCTAGCAGTAGATATTACTGTTTCTATTGTATCATGAACTATACTTCCAACCCACATTGGTAGATTAGTCATGTTTTTAAGCATATATGCTCGTTGTTTATCTTGTGGGGCACTTGTAAGCCATCCTTCCCATGACTTATAATATGTGAGATAATATTTCCACATGCATTCACGAAGACACTTAACTCTAGATTCACTCCATGCATATGTTATTTTCAATTTAGACACGACATCTATCTTTCAGAAAATCTATCAACAATTTAGCAACAAATTCTGTTTTAGCCAATTTTTCTGCTTCATCAAAAGTTTTAACTTTCTTTAATAGTTCATACTTTTCTTTTATTTTTATACGATCATTTGTTGTTTTATGCTGACTAGAATTGCTAATAGCGTCAACAATTCTTTCTGATATTATAAAAACATCTTTAATATCTACTAACACAAATATTATCCTTCTTGTAATCTTTCGCCAATACCATCACGATTCAAATAATAACTTCTATCCCAAAACGGGAAGAATTCTGGAGAGAATCTTGTAATACTTCCTCTGATATCTTGTTGTAATGTGACAATACTGAAACCGACATGAGCAGCTATTTTCCTTTTTCGCATAAATCTGGTCTGATCTTGGGTACAACCAGCTTGGACACAATGGACATTGCGGGGAAAACAATATTCTTGTTTGTGATAATGACCTATAATACAAACTGCTGGCTTCTCTCCACCTTGAAATGACTCTACTAATTTTTGGCTAGCATATGAGAACGCATATGCACTACCACCACCAGCATGGATTACTTTAACGATAGCTTTACCTTCTGGAGCTTTTAATTCAAAATCCGCCTCCAGATATCCCATATATACTAAATCATGTCTTCCTTGCGCCTGAGCTTCTAGCATTAGATAACGACCAAATTCAATCCCTTCTCTTTGTTGAAACCATCCTTCGTGATCATCTCCATCAACAAAATATGTATTAATACCTGGTCTGCTTGGCCAATTATCTATACAATATTGACACTGATCGGCGATTCCATGAGCTAATAACTCGTGGGTATTAAATCTGCATTCACCATCAACGTAATTACCTGGACAGAATACTGTGGTAATGCCTCTTGCTGCGAATTCATCATAAGCTGCGTTTAAAACATCTAATCTTTCAGCTTTGCTGCATAAATGCATGTCGGCTACAACGCCAAAAGAGATAGGCTTATCACAGAAATGATTTTCAAATACAATCCCCTGGCTTGATTGTTCTGCGGATTTTCCAAGCTGAATAGAGTTGCCTCTTCGCATAATGATATAACCACGTTCCTCCATGTCGTCTATAACAGCTAATACATCCTCTTCTGTAGAACGCATCTGTTCTGCTATTTTAGCTGCTGTGGTCTGCTTTTTTATTCGCCTTGCTACTTCTGATCGAAACAATGGGTCGCCTGGATCGATACCAACCTGTGGAATACCAGCCATAATAGTTTCTGCCTGGGTAATAAGTTTTCTGGCTTTCCACACCGATATGCCAAGTGTATCAGCAACTTCATCTCGCAAAGTGCCTGTTGCGCCATTCCTATTGTGCGACCTGATAAGCTTAATCACTTCCTGCGTTTGTTCGTCAAGTCGTGGCTTTTCTTTTGCCATTTATTAACCACCTTTCGCCACTTTACAAATACCACTCGGACAATCATTGACAGACGCTTCTTCTTTCATCTGGTCAAGATATTTTTTTGCTTCAGACAATGGGATAGGAGTAAGGGGTGATTCACCCTTACTACCATCCCTATATATCGTAATACCTTTGAGTTCGTCTATATATTTTTTAATTTCTTCTGATAATGTTTCTATCGGATAACCAGCAGGAACATTAATAGTTTTTGATATTGAATTATCAATATGTTTTTGACAAATAGCTTGCACTGCTAAATGTGATTCAGGAGAAATGTCATGAGCCCCCTGGAAATGTCTGGTAGATCTTTTTGCTTCTAAAAATTGCTTTAACAATGGATGTATAACAATCTCTGCGGCACGATTTCGCTTTTTACTATTGTGCATATCTTTATGTTTATTAAAATGTCTTTTATAGACAGGTTGGAATAATGGTTCTATTCCGGACGAACAACCAGCCACAATAGATATGGTTCCCGTAGGCGCTATAGTTAAAAGAGCACAATTTCTAATACCATGTTCTTTGATAAGTCTATGGTGTCTTCTAGTAAGATTCTTTTTTACAAACCCAGTTTTAATATGTTGGTCTACATTAAGTGCATGAAATGGACCTTTTTCTACAGCAAGTGTAATGCTAGCATGATAAGCCTGTTTTTTGATAAAGTCCATTACTTTATCCACAACATCTCTAGCTGCTTGGCTGGAATATGTTAAATCTAACTCCAACAACATATCATGGAGACCCATAACCCCTAGGCCAATTCTGCGATGTTTTTGTGCTGTTTCTTGAATGATTGGAAGTGGATAATTATTTTGATCCAAAACATTATCAAGAAATCTTACACCCATAGCAACAGTTTCTTCTAGCAAATCCCAATCAATTTCACCATCAGTAATATGGGTGTGCAAGTTTATGGCACCTAAGCAACAGCATCCAAATTCTTCAAGTGGAACTTCACCACAAGGATTGGTTGACGAAAATTCTCCACCACGCACATAAGCAATAGTATTTTGTTCATTAATCAAACCAGTGTTTAAAAATCCTGGATCACCATTTTCCCATGCATTATGAATAATTCTTTTCCAAATATCTTTAGCTGCAATCCTACCTCTTTCTTCGCCCTGCCATTTAAAAATTACGTCTTGATTTTGTTCAATTAGTTTAATAAATTCATTATCAATTAATACAGAAATATTTGCATTAGATAGTTCTTTGTTATCTAGTTTAGCTTCTAGAAATTCTGGTAAATCTGGATGTCTCCAGTCTAAACAATAAAGCAGTGCAGATCTTCTCCCCCCACCTTCTCTTAGTTCATCGCAAATAGCATTAACAGCCCTCATAAGAGATACAGCACCAGTAGCCTCACCACCAGTACCGCGGATTGGCGTGCCTCTTGGTCGAATTTTAGAAAAATCGATACCAACCCCACCACCAGTACCAGATATAATTGTTACATTACGAAGTACATCACCCCATCCTTCTCGACTATCTTCTGCTGGAATAGCAAAACAATTAAGCATTTGCCCTCTTGGGCGTCCTGCTCCCCTCCATATTCTCCCGCCTGGAGAGAAACGGTTTGTCTGCAGTATGTCTAAAAATCTAGCAAAATATTCATCTCTTTTTGTGCCCATCTCAGCATCAGCAATGGTTCTTGCAACTCGCTTGCAAGCTTGGGCAAAAGTTTCTTCGGCATGAATTGCATATCTATCTTTAAATATTTGTAGTGCAAAGCCTTCTGGGCTATATATCTTTACACTCACAGAATTTATCCCCCCTCGATCTGGGCACTGTTGATATCATTTAAATTGAAAGATGCCTGTAAATCACCACTTGGATATTTCTTTAAATATGATATAATAAAAGTTTCAAATTGTCTAATATAATAAGCGTAGTGTTGACGATTCTTATTGTAAGACATAGAATCTGCCATTCGTAAAACAAACCAATCGTTTATATTTCTGAAACCAACATCGGCTATAAATTTTCTTATGGATCTTTCTTTGGTTATTCGACTTATGCTATACATGTGTGTTCCAATTAATCTGGCGACACTATCAACTAAATTTTTGTTAGCACCCCATTGCAGCAATTTAGCTATAGCGATTTCTTTTGATTTGCTAGCATGACCAGAAAATTTAGGTAATGAAGGATCATTTGATATTGTAACAAACCCTTTGCCAAGATCATGGAACAAGCCAGCCAATAATGTTACTGGGTTTTTGGTTGTTAAAATATCAATGACTGTCATGGTGTGTTCATAAACACTTTCATTATTTTTCTGTATTATTGTCTTACTTTTTTCTAATTCTAGAAAATCAATGTCAACATGTTCCCAGTAACGACTTGGTAGAGTAGCGTGTAACATACCATTAATTATATTATCTATTTTATTCACTTGGTGATAAATCAACATTTTGTTCTATAAATTGTCTTGCTGTTGTTATAGATGTTGCATACGCTAGGTGTGGAACAAATTGACCATTAGGGGCCACTGCTGTAGTTGATGGAACACCAATAAGATAATAATGATCACCATAAAGTTTAAAAAGTCCACCACCGCTAGATCCTGGCGTAATTTGTGCTGTATGTGTATAAATAATTTTTTCTTTTTCTTGGATACTTATTTTGATTACACTAGACACAATACCCTCTGTAGGAAGTGGTAGATTTCCTAGTTGACATCCAGCAGCGAAAACATTGTCAAAAACACGAACCTGTTCAAGCATAGTATTATCTGCTAATTTTGCTATATATATGTTTTCTGATGATT